CCAGACTTACTATCGTCTGACGTCTTGAAGCTGACTGGGGAACAAGCGCCAACTTCATCGCGCATTTGTCGGATTAGGACTGGAATGGTTGCATCACAGGCCTGGACTTACAAGACGTTTCTTGAAGAAGAACGCCTTCTGAGTTCAGATCGGGTGAAGATGTTGTGGAGAGACCAGAGAAGGGAGGGGCCGTGGCGGCCTCTTCCTCATTGTCAGAGAGGGAAGAAGCCATAACGGTTCCCTCCAACTCCTCAGTCTCCTCACTGGGACCAACGAGGCCCAACCATTGTTCGAGATTAGTCTGGTGCAATCCAGCGAGTGAACGAGGAACGAAGGGGTCGGAATCACCCAAGAAAACAGGTAATTCCGACGCCTCCACCAAGTTCACTCTCATTGCACTATCAAGGGCCGGAGAAGTCATCCCCAGGAACTCACTCTCTTTGTTGAAGAGTCGGTTGACCGGGTTCATTGCCCAAGTCAACTCCTCATCAACAGAAGAGAGAAAATTCTCTGGTATCCAGAAAGAATCGTATTCTTCTGGAAGATCATCCTCCAAAGTACCCTCTAACAGGCGGAAAAGCTCCCGCCGCACCAATCTCGCAACCTGTTTGGCAACCTCGATAGGGTAAATCCTATATTGGACATCCAACAGACCCAGACGGGGCAGGTCATTGATACTCCACTTCCCTGAATCACAGAAATTTTTCAAGGAAGCAAAGAAATCTGGATCCTTATCCCGGAGATTCTCCCACCAACACGAAAGCTCACGATGTGTTAAATCATCAAAAGCCGGAGCGTTGGGAGGATTAATATCCAGAGATCGGATCAGATCCATTGACCTATCACGCCTCTCTTCCATTTCTTTTCGAATCCTCAGCCTTTCTAATAGGACCTCCGTCGAATCCGGTGAGAGATCGTCAAAGGACTCACTCCTTCCCACAAGTGGAATAGGAACGAGACCAAGACGGCCTCCACCCGGAACAGCGTGGTATCGTCCGAAGCGATGAAGGAAATCATAAAGATAAACCTTCTTTGCAAGACGCATATCCACCCTGGATGGAATCGTGCACAATCCCAAACCCCCTTTTTCTCGGTGAATACACAGAGATCGAGGAGTCTTGGAAAGTACACGAAAATTCCTTTTAAGAAAGATTTCCATCACGCGGCTCGAGAGCCCCCAATGGAATTGAGATTCGGAGAAACAGTGAGAGAGAGTGTTACCCTCTCTCGTCTGGGTTGAAACCTTCCCGGTGGTCTGGAGTTCTCCCTCATAGAAGAGCTGAGAGTTGACCGTGCAAAAACGGTCGTCTACAAAGTTCTTTCCGAGAGAGAGGCCCAGACCCACCTTTGGGGCTCGGAGAGCCCAGGTTCGGATCCTTTTAAGATTACCCCTCGCCACCACATCATCACCATTCACTAAATAAGAACCAGGTTCGAAGCCTGAAGAAGACACGATATAATCGTTAAGAAAACACAGAAGAGGAAAGCTGAGAAGAGAACCCATTAATTGTCCGGACGTTTGCTTGTCCGTACCATCAGGGTACCTCATCTCGTGTGGAGAGATCTCCCAGCGAACCCACCTTTTGGTAGGTTCATGATCGATCCTCGACAAAATTCCTTCAACCAGGGCTTCGGTGACCTCCATAGGGAAGTTATCCGTCGCCGCTGTGTAATCTCCCGACAACCAGAATTCTTTCGAATCATCGGAGTAATTCAAGTAAGAGAATAAGGTCTCAAATCTCTCGTTATCTTCATCTGTCAAATCCCGAAGAGGATCCAATAAAGGATCTCTTGGGTTCCGACCTGAAGATGCCGCGAGAAGAGCAATCCTCTCTTGAATTCCCTCCAAATGGTTGAGGAAGGAGGGAAAGTGATCTGGACGACAAAAATGTCCGTTTTGCTCACGTTTCCTCGATTCCTCTAGGATTCGTTTTATCTGGTGTTCGATCTTCTTCAGCCAAGGAAGAGTTTCCAACTCAAAGTCCTCCAATGACTTTACACCATTCGTCAGGCAAAACTGAGGCTGTTCCGAGAGGTACTGCCAAAGGGCCTTCTGAAATGGTTGTAAAACCTTTGTATCGACTTCGCCTAACGTAATCATACGAACCTTGAGGGGTTCTTCGATAGCGTGGGCTTTGACGATGGGAGGGTGCGAAGGAGGGTGAGTTGGAAAATTCAACTGGAGAGTACGGGAGAAAGGTGAGAACCGAAGAGGATCTTCCTCTACCTCTAAATCCCAACGACAACTGCCGTCGGTTGGAGGTCGGAGAAGAACCTTCTTGGAACTAACTACCTGCTCCCAAGTCTCGGAAAAGACATGCTGATGGTAAGACCATCTGTCCCGTAGGCTCTGATAGAGGTCGTTCATGACCTTCACTTTGCTAACGGAAGGATGATACTCCAAGGAACTGTAATTACCTCGGTTAATGATGACCGAGCTATGTTCCCGGAGTCTTTCCATCGCCTCTCTCCACTTGACATCATGATGGTCTCTGTGTAAGACAATCCCACGAGGCTGGGGCACTGCTCCTCGAAGAGAAGCGATACCACCAGAACCCCGGAGATATTTCTCACAGTAAAACTCATCCTGATGCTCTTCCTTAAAACGACCCAAAACTTGAATGGGAAAGATTCGACGGACGTCGGACCGATCCCGATCAATGAGAAATGGAGCATTTATCCGTCTCCAAAGGGCAACAGGGTCCTCCATCACTGGAGAACCGGAGCCATCCTTAAGTGAGGAACTTGCGAACTGCATGTTACTCGTTAGGATGATAATGGGACTACGAAATTTCTGTCCCTTCTCCTTGAGATCCGCCATCGGAAGGACGTAATCGTTAATCGAAACAAGTGTCTCGAACTCGACTAAATCCTCCCTAGATGACAAATCCTGCCCAAAATCGTCCAAAACTACAATCGGTTGGCCATTATAGCCATCCCAGTGCTTTGTACCACAATTTCTTGAGTACACTGCACTAGACCGTTGCCAGCCTGGACAGATCCTTCGACGGAAAAACTCCACCAACTCTTGAGTGAGAGTCGTTTTTCCTGAACCTGGTATGCCAAACAATCCGATCACAAATGGTTCCAATCGTGTTGATTGATCGTCGGACATCATCTTAATTAATGGATGTCCGGAGAAGCTCTTCAGTGTCCCATTCTCTACCAACCCAGCCCGATTACCTCCATTTTGTCTATTAGATTCAATGGAAGACCTCGAATTGGGTAAACTGGTTGAGAAAGGATCATATAGAGCAGCAACACGATCCCCTACTCTCTGACCGTACTCGAATAAGTCCTTAAGGATATTTTCGGGTACTCGAGTTCTGTCTTCCTCCGGCCTGCACAAAGAAGCGCGATGCTTCCGGTAGGCCTCGTCGATCATGTCTTGTCCCACAGGGGCACAAAGACTTTTCGATTGTAGGAGGTTAAAATAGAACTGACAACGAAGCTTTCGACGCCCATCCTTCTTCGAAAAGAGGATGCGGTCGAGCTTCTTTTGAGTAGCTTTGGGGAAAAGGGGAATCTGTTTCTCTTGATATTCTGGAGGAAGATCTTGACCCATTTTCAGGGAAAAGGTCCCCGCCAGAGAGAGCTTGATCCGCTTCACATACTCCTTCTCCTCAACCTTCTTGGGGAAAACACGAAGGTAATGGAGAATGAGAGAGAAACGGGTCCTGTCGTAGACATGATCTGAAGTACGATACTTCAGCTGTCCTCGAGAAACTACAAGATTCCCTTGGAACCACCTTTTTCGGACAGTGTGATGATGATGCAACTCATGGGTCCCAGACATCGGAAAGTGAACACGAATGTTCATATTATCCAATGAAAGGGAAACGGCATCAGCCAAACCCATGATATGTTTCCACCTATTCCAGTCCTTAATCCAAATAACTCTAACCCCTTGAATTTCAACACCGAATATTACATGTCGGTGTGGTTCCGGTATAAGAGCAATCGCCTTCCAGAACTCAACATCTTTGGAGTCCTCCGTAAGAGAGCGGAAACGTGAAATTATCCGTTTCCTAACTTTCTGCGAGAGACGACTTCCAAGAGGAATTCTTTCAAGCTGTTGAATGAGACCTTTCAGGTCAACAATCAACTTAGAGCCCCTTCTTTCAGAACCTGAAATATCTAAGAGCTTCGAGCGTGTCAAGACCCGTTCCAGGGTCTCGATGAAGTTGTTTTGTTTGAGCCAAGAGTCTGTCCTGTCATGACTGAACAGGATATCCTCCAAGCTTGAGCAGCTTACGACTTTATCGATCTCACGTCGACGAATGTCGCCTTCCGTCTCTATAAAATGATTCGGAACTGCACTTCGATGAAGCGGCTAGTTAGGCCAATCTCCACCGACCTCGATGGTCACGAGGATTTTGAGTTTTAGACTCATTCTTCTCTTTACCAACCATTGTCACCTGGGGAAACGGCGAACAGCATTGATATTTCAAAAGTAGAACTTGTCAAGGTCACATGACCTCTCTTCCTGGATAGGAA